CGTACACCTCGACGGCGGCCGTGGAGAACAGGACGCCGTAGTCGGTGGCCGCACCGGCGATGCCGGCGGACACGATGACCGGGATGCCGGAGATGTTCCCGACGATGCCCTGACCGAAGTTCCCGGCAGTGAAGCCGGTGGACTGGGCGTTGGTCGGGTTCACGGGGGCGAACAGGCTGCCCCACGAACCGAGCTTGCCGGGGGACACGGCGAGGACGACCTGGCCGATGCCCTTGGTGGCGGTGTACGTCGACGCGGCGGCGGACCACAGTGCGGCGACCAGCTCGGTGGCGGTGGGGGTGCCACCGGAGGCCGTGGTGAGCTCGGTCTCCGCGGTCGCGGCGACGAGGAGCGTCCCGAGGGCGGCCTCGGTCTGGATGGCGTACTGGGCCGCGAGGTCGTTGACGATCGCGTCCATGGCCTGCGGCGACGAGAAGTCGATGTTCTGCCGCGACACGTTGACGTAACCGCCGTAGGTGACGGCGTTACCGGTGAGCCGGGTGACCGTCATCTTCTGCGACGTCAGTTCGGCCTTCTCGTCGGCTGCCGCACCGGCGGAACCCTGCACCGCGACGGTGGTGTGCTGGGTGACCTTCGGGCGGTACCAGGTCGCCGACGGCATGTCACGCGGGCCGAGGACGTTCACCAACGGGCGGGCCGCGTCGATGAAGTTGAGCAGGTTTCCGACGACCGGGTCGGGGATGAGCCCGAGGTTGTCGGACGTCTTCTGGTGCGCGGCGACACGGTTGAACGTTTCGAGGCGCTGGTTCGCGTCCCGGTCACCCATCGAGGCGTTGTACTGGTCGATGAGGAACGCACCGGCGGTGCGGTACTCGACCGGGCCGAAGTCGACCTCGGCGCGCAAGCGGCCGAGCTCGTTGTGGACGGTCTGGACCTTCTCACGGGCCTTGGCGGTGCGGTTGCGGGCCTCGTAGAGCGTCTCGAGCTGCTGCTCGACGTTCTCGATGCGCTTGCGCGCCTCGGCGGTGAGCTCGCGCTCGTTCTGCGTGAGGTCACGCTCGGCCTCCTGAGCCGAACCGACCACGCCGTCAATGAGCGCGGCGCGCTCCTCGACCTCCTTCTCCAGACGGAGAATCATGCTGTCGGTCTGTCCCGACATGGGGTGCCTCCTTGAGGGGCTGAGTTGGTGTGCTTCCTCAGCCCTCTCGGCAAGCGATCCGCCTCTGCGGAAGCCCTCTCGGCCAGCGAACGCCCCTCCGGGCGTAGAAGTCGTCAGGCCCGGCGGCGCGATGCCAGCCAGGCGGCGAGCTCGTCCAGCTCGGGACGGGCCACGATGGGGGGAAGGTCGGCGGCGAGGGTGTCGAAGTCGCTGCCGCGGACACCGAGCACCTCAGCGCCGGTGTAGGCCGGGTCCTCGACGAGCCCCAGGTGGTCGACGAACGCCTTGCGGATGCGGCGCTTCATGGAGGAGCGCTCGAGGACCTGGTCACGCAGGCGAACGCCGAACCCGATCGAGGCGCGGATCATCCCATCCTCGGCGAGGGCCAGCGTCTCGTCACCGCGGGGGGTGCGGGCCACGCGGACCTCGGCGACGAGGCCCTCGGTGCGCTCTGGCCACCAAGTCAGCACCTTGCCGACGGTGTCGCCCTTGCGGTGCTCACGGTTGACCATGACGGGGTTGGTGCGGGTCTCGATGCCGTCGAACGCGCCACGGTCGAAGGACTCCAGCCACATTTCGCCCCGGTACTCGACCGGGGCCTCCTGCCCGTAGGGGACCGCGATGACCTCGAGGATGCGCTGCTTGACGTCGACTCCCGTGACCTCCGACGTGTTCCGCACCTCTAGGGGCGGTCGGTTGTCACTCACCCTCGTTACCTCCGGTCAGGGCGGACGCGGCAACGTCGCCGTGCAGTCGCTCCATGGCACGTGCCTCCTCGCCCGACAGGGCGTTGATTTCGTTGAGGGCCTTGTAGGCGTTGGCCCGATCCAGCAAGGAGGGACGGGTGTACTCGTCCCGATTCATCTCGATCGACTCATCCCCGGGCAGGGACCACCACGAAAGAGCCGACATCACATGGGATGCCTTCACTTTCAGGCTGGAACGGTCGTGGAAGTCGAAAAGGCTGCTCACGTTCGAGTAGGTCATCGAGTCGCCACCCGACGGCAGGCCCACGAGGAACGGCGGCACGCCGAGCTTCACGGCGATGCGCGCCTCTGTGAACTGCGCCAGCTCCAGCAGGGCCATGTCCTTCGGGGACGGGACCTGCATCGCCTTGGCGTTCGTGCCACCCGTGGCGAGGGCCGGGGCGCCGGCGCCGGCGCGTGACCGGGAGTCCTGCCAGGCGCCCAGCACCTCGTTCGCCTCGTCGGGGGTGAGCCGACGGGCCACCTCGAGGATGTAGGGGGGCACGCCGCCGTTGCGGGCGACCTCGTCCATCTGTCGCTGCAGGACGCCGGCCGTGGTCAGGCGGGCACCGGCCGACTCCAGCGGCCCGACACCGTGGGCGCCGTCCGAGGTGGACTTGTAGCGGATGTGGAGGACGTCGTCGGTGACGTTCACCGAGCCGATCCAGTACCGGCGACGGCCGCCGTCCATCTCGACCTTGAACGCCCACGGGGGCATGACGCGGAACCGCTTGGGGTAGCCGTTGGCGTAGTAGTCCGTCGCCATGACGAACGCCTCGCCGAGCTGGAAGTCCCAGAAGAGCTGCTTGGCGAACTCGCCCCACGACGAGTAGATCGTCGGGTCGGGGTTCTTCATCCAGGACAGCGGCGAGATGACCACGCCAGCCTTGAGCCGGTAGACCGGCATCGCCGACAACACCGAGGCGTTCAGGTCGATGCAGTCCCACGCCGTGTCGACAAGGGTCGTCAGCTTCGGGTTGGACCAGTCAGGAACGCCCCACTGCTGCGGCCACCCGTCCCACGGGGACGGCACCGGCAGCGGCATAGCCGACCGGGAGTAGGTGGTGTCGCCGACGACCTCGAACCCGTCGGGGTCGCCCGGGGTGTAGTTCGGCCCCACGCTCTCGGGCGACTCGACCGTCGAGTTGGGGGTGATCCCGTCAGGAGGGGAGCCCTTGAGCCATGACCAGAACGACACGCGGGGACCTCCTCGCTTGCTGATAAGTTGACGACCGCAGCCCCCTGCGCCATGCCACCCCGGCAGATGACCGGGGGAACCGGAGCGATCGGGGGGCTGCCCCGTTCAGTAGATGGCGGGCATGGGGTCGGCGTTCTCCAGCCCCCACAGGGCACGAGCCGCCGCACCCGCGGGACCGACCTCGGGCATGTCCTTGAAGAGGAACGCCCGCTCACCGCTGGTCAGCGCCGGACGCCACCTCGCGGCCTTCACGGCGGTGTTGAGGGCCTTCTGGTTGCCGTGTTGGACCGTGCCCGCCACGATCGAGTCGGCGAGGAGGCCGCACCCGGCGGCGAAGTCCGACGCGGTCATCGGGAGCAGGTCGACGCCCTCACGCTCCAGCTCGTCACGGAACGCAGCCGAAGCGACCATGCCGCCCCACTCGTCACGGAGGCGCTGGCACTCCACCACGGCGCGGTGCGCCGGCAGGGGCAGGCCGTCGTTCGTGAGCATCACCTGCGAGGACCCGTCGTCACGCTTCCACGCCACGGCAATCCACACCCGGCGCTCACCGATGAGCTCCAGGCCGAAGACCGGCTTGTCACCACGGCGGGCCTGCGAGTCAGACAGCTCCAGCCACCGGCCGTAGGGCAGGTCACCGCCCTCGGTCTCCTCGTCCCAGACGCCCCGGCCCTCGCGGTTCCACGAGTCGTCGTCCGCGAGGTTCTCCCGCAGCCGCTCCAACGCCTCCGGCGGCGTCCGCAGCGGGTACGACGGGTTCATCAGCGGCCACTGCGACTGGTCGTCCGGGTCCGACGACGGGTCCGCGCCGATCTCCAGCCAGATCGCGTTAGGTGACTTCCCGTCCCTCGCCTTCCGACGCCGGGCCGTGAACGCCTCCGACGGGTCCGACGGGCGAGGCGGGGTACCCATGAAGAACAAAAGCGCGCCGTGCTCATGCCGCGCCTGGTTCGTCGCAGCCACCATGTCCTCGAGCGCCTTCGTGTCGAGGATCTGCGCCTCGTCGTAGACCTCGAAGTCGATCTCGTCGAAGCCACGACCGAAGCCCATCGACCGGGCGCCGAACATGATCATCGAGCCGTTGTGGAACTCGACCTGCTGCTCGCCGTTCGCGGCACGCATCGCCTTGATGTGCGGGGCTACCTTCTTCCGCCGGCAGATGCCACGCAGGGCGGTAAACGTTTTCGTCGACGTCCGCAGGTGGTGGGCCGTCCACACCACCTGCAGCCCCGGGAACAGGATGCACATGCACACGATCAGTGACAGGACGAAGTACGTCTTGCCGACCTGACGGGGGATCGAGAAACCGATCCCGCCCACCGTGGCGACATACTTGCCGTCCGCGCCATAGCCGAGGCACACCGTGCCCAGCTGGGACTGCCACCAGTCGAAACCCAGACCGATCTCGCGGCCCTTCGCCTCGACACGAGGCCACACCGTCCGCGTGATGCCAGCCGGGTAGACGAACGAACGAGCGAACTCAGACAGCCGCGGGGTCGAAGACGCCGTCGGCGACCTCGGCACCTTGGGTCTGGTCCTCGGCCGATCGAGCGTCGATTGCTTCGATGTCACGAACCGTCTCCATCAGCCGCTTGGTCAGCGCCGCCAAGTCACGAGCCGGGGTGTTCGGGTTCTCCACCGCCACCGCGATCCTGTCCCGCGTCGCACACAGCAGCTCCCGGGTCGTTCCGCCCTTCGCGGCCTCGGTGATCGTCTTCGGCTTCTTCGGGGCATCCGCCGCACCGGCGACGTGCAGAGCAGGCTTACGAGCCGCCATGACGCCCCCTCGCGTGGAAAAAATGACCGGAGAGAGAGACGACGTGGCA